TACGGCGACCACCGAGATCTACACTCTTTCCCTACACGACGCTCTTCCGATCTATCATACTCTCTGCTGAATACTGTGTTGGACGATGATACATATACTAAACTTACGAGTGCTTTTGGAATCGTCCTATCAGATACCCCATCAGATTATACTGGTCCGCTGGGGTTTATAAGGGGTGTTTATAGTACTTCTACTATATTCAGTAGCTTTACTGCGAATACAACGGTAGCTTACATTCGTTTATTCTCAGAAAATAAGAATCTATCCAAGATTGCCTATTCAAGAACCTATGAAGGTGCTGTTCCTTATGATACTCTTAAAACTCTCACTGATGCCCAAAAGCAACAAGCAAGGTCTAATATTGATGCTGTAGGATCCAGTGGAATTAAGGGGGTAGAGATAGTATATAGTACTGCTCCTATGCAACAGGACAATATACTCTATATAGAGTTAGAAGAAACTACATAGTTATGAGTTACAGAATAAAGACTATTACCTTAAATGGGAAAGTATTAGCTGCAGACGATAATACTCTTATTAAGAGAGTTGTCTATAATGGGACAGTAATATGGTCTTATAATCCCACGTCCTCCAATCTGGTAATTGCTACTTACGGAGATGGAACATATAGTCTTTATGATGAGACTAAGGCGGGCCATCTTTCTGAATCTACTTCAGGTGGATATACAAGTACTATTAAGAAAATAGTCTATAATGGTGAACAAATCTGGCCTATTACTAGCAGTATTTAAATACTAAAAGATCATGTTTATTTTAGTTCCTATATTGATTATATCCACGTATGATGAGGAGTCCAGTATACACTCGGATAATAAAGCTGGGTTCAAACAATAATTAATCTTAAGTATGGCTAATATTTATAAAGATATTTCGCAGTTTACATTAAAGTCTGCGGCTACTGGAACTGAAGAATTCCAAGTTTCCGCTACAGAGAAAATTACTGCCCAACAAATAGCCGATCTTGCTTCTGTTGAAGGGGCCAAGTATGTTGTTGTCACTGACTTTAGGACTAACTCATGGACTTTAAATGGTCAGAGTATAACGTTTAGCACCGATATAAAAGTTGGAGAACTCGTTACTTTTAAAAGTGCTAAGGCAGCAGCAAATGGTCCTGATGTAGCTCTAGTGGGGTACGCTATAAAAATAAGTTCTCTCATGGCTTTATATATAGGTACGGACACTAATAATAAGGTTAACGGTACGCCAATATTGTACGTATTTAAGTCCGCGGGTCTTTACAATACTTCATGGCAAAAATTGCCTGCTGATGAGGCAGGTGTTCCAGTTGGAACTACTCTTTGGGAAGGAAGTGTTCAATTAGGCGATGACAGTCCGGATATGTTTGACTTTTCTAAAAGTTTACAGAGCGGAGATTTAATCACAGTAATATATGATTTAATGGATCCTAGTGACCCTAACTCATATTTTGTTTCTGGCATTAACGTTAATCGCGCCTTTAATTTCAAAGTAGGAGAATCCCTATCAAACATTAAGTTTAGTGGGTTTTATAACAGTGGTGGAACTAATTCAGAGGCAATATCTGATGTAGGGATAATGAGTGTTAATTGTACAGAAAGTCAATTAACTATAACAGTAACAGGTGGTGAATCTTATCCTATCGGTAGCAGGATGACGGTGAAGAGGATATATAAATCTGCACACAATAAGGTTTGATAATTATGTATCATTATATAAATGGATTTGGAAAAATTTGGGTAGGTATCGAACCCCCTCCCGAAGAAACTCTTAATACTACTTGGTTACGTCCTACAACTAGTGATTCTCCTTTATGGGAACTACTAGCTTTTGATTGTAATCAAGGTAAGTGGGTTTTAGTAGGAGGTCAGGGTGGAGGTACTCCCGAAAATTTTGAAGCTACTGTAGATCAAGTAGAATCTACTAGTCAAGCCGACGCCTCTGTAACATTAGATGGGAATATCTTCAAATTCCGCTTTGGATTACCAAAGGGATCTGATGGTACTAGTATTAGAATAAAGTATTCGAAGACTAGTACTTCAAATACTCCTCCTATTGTTGTTAAGGACAATCCCAACCCAGGTTCTATCTGGGAAAATGTAGTTCCTATTCATACTACTTCAGATAGTATTTGGTCTATTACTGCAACCTTTAAAGATACAGTATTAATAGGTGAGTGGAGTGATCCTCTCCTTATGACTGGTATTAAAGGTGATAAAGGTGACCAAGGAGAACCTGGGCCAGTAGGACCTGAAGGACCTGCGGGTACTGTCCCTAACTATAAGATTTATGTTTATAAGTTGAGTGATACCAAGCCTGAACCTCCTACCGGTAATAATCCTAATCCTGAAGGTTGGGAAGATTATCCTACTACTAGTGGTAGTTGGTGGCAGTGTATTGGTACTGTTATAGGATCTACAGGTCGAGTATCAAAGTGGTCTGAAATACTACCAGTAAATGGCAGGGACGGAACTGCTCAGGATGGTAAATATACTGAAATGCGTTTTGCGGTAAATTTCAGTAACATTACCCCTCCTCCTCTTGATAAAACTATGAGAACTCCTACAGGATGGTCTACAACTCCTACTGTCAAAGCTACTCAGGAATTTATGTGGATGATTGTAGCCACAATTAATCCTAATGATACTTTATATACTAATTGGTCTACTCCTACTGTTATTAGTGGGGAAGCTGGTCCTGAGGGTCCAGAAGGCCCCCCGGGGCAAGATGGTAAGGATGGTGCTACTGGTCCTGCTGGTAATCCTGGTCCTGCGGGCAAAGATGGAGTATCTGGAATCCCTGGAGTTGGTATTGAAGTACAGTATTGCTTAGGTACTGAATCTACATATACTGGTAGTACAGATTTAGGAGATAATAGGAATCCTATGGGATGGAGTACAGCTGTTCCTACGGTGACTGAAGATAACCCCTATATATGGTTTATACAGGCTCGTATTAATTATAGAGATAATTCTGATAGAGACGGCTCTGTAGATGGAGCGTGGTCTATCCCTGCTAAACTTAGTGGTACTAATGGCTTAGATGGTGCTCCCGGAACTCCTGGTTCTAAGGGTCAGATAGTATATCCTGAGGGTATTTATGCTACAACTGTTACGTATATATGTGACGAGAATAAAGCTCCTTATGTATATGATTCTGGGGATGCTAATTATTATGTATTAAATAAAATAGGCTCGTGGCTAGGTACAGAGCATAATAATCAGACTCCTAGTACTGACACGAGTGGTAGTTGGATTAAATTAGAAGCATTTGAAGCATTATTTACTAAGATTGGTATTATATCTAATGGACTTATAGGATCTGCTGTATTTACCGGAGATTGGATGTTTAGCCAGCAAGGTATTGATGCTAGTGGTCAAATTTCTACTAATTATGAAGCATTTGAGCCTACTAATCCTACTGCTGGAGTATTTATTCCCAATATAGCATTTAACTTTAAAACTGGAGAAGGATTTTTAGCAGCTGGTAAAATTAGGTTTGATGCTAGTGGAAATATTACAGCGGATAACTTAGTAGCTAGTAATATTTCTCTTACTGGTAATATTCGTCAAGAATTACAAGAGATTTTCTTGTCAGGATTAGATGCTAACATTCACTCCCTTAATGCATATACCACAAGTGATGCAGACGCATCAACTACACTATTGATAGCCAAATCAAATGGAGTATTAGATAACGCTTCTATTTATAGAGGAGTTATATTGAATGTATCAAGAAGTGCTATTATTACTGTGAATATTCATAGTAGCTCCGTGTGTAAATGTGGAGTAACATGGGGAGATCATTCAGTAAACTTGACAAGTATTTCAATACCTCCCGGAGCCGTTTTTGAATATTATTTTAAGCCTTTAAATACTTTAACAGTAAACAGTAAGGAAGTATATTGGGGTACGTTTTATGTAGTATATCCTTCCCTAGTTAAGCTAGCGGATCAGAATGAAAATACTACAGGAGCTATAAGAACAGCCCTTACTTCGTAATGAGATTATGAGATGGAAAATAATAGCAATTCAAGGATTAGTAATACTAGCCCTTGGTGGGATATGCTTCGGAGCTTATAATAAAATTAATAGTTTACGAGAAGAAATCTCTGCTGCATATACTAATATAAAAGCGTATGCGGCGGAGAACGATTCTCTTACTAACGAGAAAAGAGCCTTTAAGTTTACGATTGAAGAGCTTAAATCTAGTAAAGATTCTATTAATAGGAAGTTATTAGAAGTTCAAAAAAAGCTCAAGATTAGAGATAAGGATGTTCGATATTTAGAATATCAACTAAGTATTGCATCCAAAAAGGACACTGTGATTTTACGGGATACAATATTTCAACCTGATGTTAAGATTGATACTACTATTAGGGATAAGTGGTATAATCTTAGACTTGGATTAGAGTATCCTGATAAGGTAGTTGTAGAACCTAAGTTTAAGAGTGAACGAATCGTTGTAGGACATCTTCAAAAGGAGACTATTAAACCTCCTAAGAAGTTCTTCTTATGTAGGTGGTTCCAACGTAAACATAAGGTTCTATTAGTCGAGGTGGTTGAGGGGAATCCCTATATTTACTCCGAGACTGAGAGATACATTCAAGTAATTGAATAATGGATTGGCTTACATTGCTGGGCGCTTTAGGAGTGTCTAACTTACTCTCTATATTTGTTACCTGGAAACTAGGTGGTAAGAGAACTTCAGATGCTAATGCTACTCTTGTTGAGATAGAAACTCTTGTTAAGATGCGAGAGTTCTACCGAGATGAAATAGCACGCCTCCTGAAGGTTAATGAAGAACTTCATGCAACAGTTAATGATCTGTTACAGGAGCTTAAAGAGGCTAGAGGGAGAGACTACTAATCGTTCAGAAATCCCTTAGTTATGGAATTACTCTTACAGCGTACTGATAGACAAAGCTCGTATACAGGCGGGAAGCTTTACGTAAATGGAGTATACGAGTGCGATACCGTTGAAGATACTGATAGAGATAAGAATTCTAATGGTATTTTTGATGGAGATGAGAAGAAGGTTATGCACGAAACGGCTATACCTAATGGCAGATATAGAATTACACTAGTAAATTCTCCCAAGTTTAGTCCTAAGGTAGATAATAGGAACATGCCTCTGCTAAATAATGTTCCTTCATTTACAGGTATATTAATACATTGGGGCAATAGTGCAGCCGATTCTTCAGGCTGTATCTTAGTTGGAAAGAATTACTTTGGTGGAAGAATATCTAATAGTAAGGTAACCTTCTTAGCTTTACTAGATAAATTTGACAAAGCTATAGCTGCTGGAGAGCAGATATGGATTACTGTTAAATAGGAAATAAAGTAGTAGTTATTGGTATAATCTATTAGCTAATTTCTAAAAGTGTTTTATATATCAAAAAATATTCATATATTTGCATTAATCTATGTAAAGAGATTAACTAATTAGATTAAAAAATTTTGGAGAAGTATGGAAGAAACTTTATCAATGGATTTACTCAATGCGTTCGATGAGGACGCTATTGATATTACAATTGAGGAGGACGAATTGGAGTTTAATTCTCCAGGAGATGAGCCTCCTGCAAATACCAGTACAGATGCGGACCCTGATCCTAAAGGGATCTTTAAGGGTAAGCAAGAGGGCGGAGGTGCTGACAATGAGGAAGGAGAAGATCCTGAATCTAGCTCAAGCGGGGAAGATACCACGGACAAAGATCCTGGCGATAAAACTTCTCCCAATACACCAATACTTGCTTCCGTCGCACTGGCTTGTTACGAAGATGGTATTTTCCCGGACTTGAGTGAAGATGAGATCAAGGAGATTAAGGACAGTGAATCATTTGCTGCTGCTTTAAAGAAGCAGATTGAAGCTGGGTTAGATGCTGAACAGAAGCGTATTCGAGATATGCTTAATGTAGGTGTAGAACCCGATATCATTCAGCAGTATGAAGGTGCTATTCAGTATCTCTCTGGCATCTCTGAAGAAGAGCTAGAGGCTGAGTCTGATGATGCCGAGGCACTTCGTAAGAAGATTATTTATAGCGATTTTATTAATCGTGGCTTCAAGAAGGAACGTGCACAACGCGAGGTCGAACGCTCTTTTAATGCTGGTACAGATATAGAAGATGCTAAGGCAGCTCTAGAGAGTTGTCTAGACTTCTACAAAGAAGAATATAGTTCGGTTGTTGAGGAAAGGAAAGCTAAGGCTGCAGCAGATAAAGCTGCCCAGGAGAAACGACTTAAGGAGTTTAAAGCTAAGGTTCTAAATACTGAGAAGCCTTTTGACGGGATTAACTTAGATAAAGGTACTCGGGAAAAGGTTTATAATAACATGACCAAGGCTAGCTATAAGGATGAGGCGGGTAATATTATGACTCCTATACAAAAATATATTAAGGAGAATTCCTTAGATGCTCATTATTATCTTTCCTTAATGTATACTCTTACTGATGGCTTTAAAAATATTGATAAGCTTGTAAATCAGAAGTTGACTAAGGCTAAGAAAGGTGCTCTTCGAGAGTTAGAGCATAAACTCAGCAATACGAGAACTTTGGATGATGGTAGCGTTAACTTTAATATGGAGCCTGAGGAAGCATCCTTTGACTTCATTGATAGAATTGACGTTTAATTAAATTAATAAATTATGCAACTAGGTAAATTTCAAATGAAAGCCTTCACTTCGTGGAAAGGCTTAACCCGAGATAACCACATCGGAGCAATTTTTGGTCGTGCGCCTCAGAAGGCTACTAATATCATGGTACAGCTTCTGGCTCAGCACCGTGGTAAGAGCCTCGATAGTTATCTCCAGAGATTCCCTGTAAAGTACTTTGAGACTGATGATGAGTACACATGGGAAGTTATTGGCAGCTCGCGTCGTAATATTCCGATCATTGAGGCTCGTGATATGAGTGACAAAGTTATCTCGTCGGGTATGGCAGGTGAGAATGGACAGCCTTTCAAGGTAGTATTCCCCGAAGATTGGTTCGCTAGACCTAGAGTAGCTTAGCTACCAAAATTGGCGCTTTATACAGTAATGTATACTGAAAATTGGGCAAAATCGGTGAAGGCCCCTATCTTAGTCCTACATTAAGATTGGCTAATACCGAGCTAACCTATTAAATAATATTAATAGGTAGTGTAGAGAGTAGAAGATGAACCTATGCTAGGCATTATCTACATTATTACAAATGATATTAACAATAAAGTTTATATAGGACAAACAATTCAGGAGTTACAAAAGAGGTGGCACAGACATTGTCAAAAATCTTGCTCTAATGCTGAAGAGAAGATGGCTATTAAGCAAGCTATTCTAAAATACGGTAAAGAGCATTTTAAGATTCAAGAATTATGTAAGTGCCCTGTTGAAGAGTTAAATAATAAAGAAATTTATTATATCAATCTATACAATTCTTATAAGAAAGGTTATAACTCTACCATCGGAGGACAATCTTCAACAAAGCCTTTAAAGTTAATTTCAGAACAGGAACCTATAATAGAACTTTATAAATTAGGATTTTCTCTAAGAGAAATTGCTAATGAATATCAAGTAGATAAGGCTACTATTAAACATATTATTGAGATAAATAATATTCCAATTAGGACCATTAGAACTTATAAATTTTCAGCAGAAGATAGACTAAGTATTTTAAATGCATATAATAATGGGGTTCCTAGAAAGCAAATTATGAATGAATGGAATATTTCTAAAAGCTATTTATCTCAACTGATAAGTGGAAAGCGTAGAATATAATTCTTCCAAGAGTGTCCAGATCCTAAATATTAATAGGATTAAAATGTACTCCGAACTATAGAGATAGTAAATCTATAGAGCTAGAGGATAAAGAGCCTCTAGGATAACAAATTGGATGGTGAGGTAATTGTAGGTGAGCTTAATGAGGTTTATCCCCTGCGTATTCTTGGTCAGCCGAGACTTGAAGGTTCGAATGCAGTTTATACCGTAGAGCTTATGGGTGGTGTACTTGGTGGTATGCCTGCTGAACAGCTTTCGGCTGGTAAGCGCTTCAGCTGGGAGTATGCTCCTGTTGAGGATACGATGTCGCTAGAAGTTGGTGACGTTCGCTATACGAGCTCGACTGCAATGCGTAACGAGTGGTCGCACATTCGTATCCAGACTAAGGTTCCTGGAAATATCCTGGACAAGAAGCTTGCTATAGGTATTCCCTTCGTTGACAAAGCTGGTAATAAGCAGGTAGCGAATTCGTGGATCCATCACGTAGACTATAAGCTAGAGGAAACCTTCTCGGAATATAAGTCAAACATTATCATGTTTGGTCGCTCGAACCGTAATAAAAATGGTGAGTATCTGAACTTTGGTAAGTCGGGCAATGTCATCAAGATGGGCGATGGTATCCGCGCTCAGATGTCGGTAGGTAATACTCGGTACTATACGAAGTTTAGTTTGAAGACTCTGGAGGATGCACTGTTTGAGCTGTCTGAGTCGAAGCTTGACTACTCGGATCGTACATTCATCATTGAGACTGGATCTCGCGGTGCTGTACAGTTCCACAAGGCTGTTCTTGATGTAGTATCTGGTTGGACTGTATTCCAGTATCTTGGCGGTAATGCAGCTAATCCTGCTATTATCTCGAAGACTTCGAGCAAGCTGCATGATAATGCACTTAGCGCTGGATTCCAGTTCGTAGAGAGATCGGAAGAGCACACGTCTGAACT